GAACTTACGGTCATAGAATAGTTCTCTCTGGTTGCGTAGGAACTCTTCGTGTGACATGTTGAATAGATGCTCGGCAACCCAACGACGGGAGAAGAAGCCATCTGTGGCAGAACCAGCAACGCTAAACTTCTTATCCCAGTGTTCCAACTCTTGTAGTTCGGAAATCTTTGAAGGGTTGTTTAGAGCAAGGCTAAATGATAGAAGGTCATCGCCCTTATAGCCAATGGTATAAAGATGAACAACACCAATCTTTTCTAGTTCTGAAATAGCAGATCTTTGAAGTCTTTGAATAGTTCTTGCAAAGCGAATATCTTTCTGGGCAAGTGTTGTCTTGTCTTCTTCTGCGCCTTCGTTGTTTGTTAAATAAGAAGCAGGGATTTTAAGAGCAGAGAAAAGTTTGTCTCTGAGATACTTGACATCTTCAATGTCATTTGCTCTTGCTTGTCCTGCAATGTTTGTAATATCTGTTTTGCTATCTCCGCGAACAGGAATAAAATAATCTTCCTCAACAGAGAATGGGTTATAGCGAAGGTCCACACGACCTGTATTTTGGTCAATAACAGTATTACGCTTCATAGAAGTAATAACCTTCTGCATATACTGTTCTACTTCGTTAGCAGGAATCTGGCCAACATCAATCTTGAATAACTTGCGGTCTGGTGCTCGGACAATACGGTAAGCCATCATTGCGTCTTCCATAAGTTGGAGTTGACGCCAAATACGACGGGCAGGTTCCAAGACTGATGTGCCATAAGGAGCATACTTATCGTTACCAAGGATACGGAAATGTCCTATCTGCCAGTTTTCAAATGTCATACCAGCAGAGTTCCATTGGAACTGAACGTAGTTTGAGTTTGTCTCGTCTTCACCTTCAAGACGCTCCACCTCTTGGGAAGGAAGGCCAATGGCTGACTTTACACCGTATCTTTCGTCAATGTCGAGGTAAAGAAAGAAGTCTCCGTATTTACACATTGAACGACACCAACCAAATAGGTTATGCTCAATGTTTAGAACATTGTGATAAAGTGTATCCAATACTGCTTTGATTTCTTCGTTAGCACACTTGATGTTTAGCATTGGGGTAAGACCAGAGTGTGTTGTCATCTCGTCTGCGTAAATGTCAAGGGCTGAGGCAATTTCTGGTGTGTATTCCATCTGATCAAAATCAACATAACGCTCTGTGCGGTTGTGTTGGTTCATAATACCTAGTTGTAGGTTATGCGCTCCATAAGACTTAGAAGTCTTGAAAGCCTGACCCGAAGCAGAACGGAAGTCACTTGAATGCTTATCAAGTTGGTATCTGCGAAGTCTACGACCTGTCTGTGTTCTACGACTGGTTAGAGGACCAGAAAAGATTCTGGTCAGAGTCTTAAAAAGTTCTGACCTTGGGTTTCTTGGATTGCTGTTTCTATTTGCCATTTACTTCATCCCTTGATTAGCCAAACAAATTGTTCATAATTCTTTTTTTGTTCCAACATTTCATCGCTGTATGGACCTTGACGATAACCCATCATGCCCGGTATAGTTGTGTTTAGGGTTTTCTTGCTTGATTGAATAGAAGCGATCATTGCTTTTCTATATTGCATGTCTCGCTCATTTACTGTCAATGCTGTGTCTCTAACCCAACACCCTATTGCCAGAGCCATAACTAAATCATCGTGATAACTCCTCATAGCCTCTGCTTTGTTGTTATTCCAAATAAAAGTTTTGAATTCATCAACAATTCGTGAAGAATACAGAGTAATTAGTTTATTCCTAATGAACTCTTCCATTTTGGCTACGATTAATGGTCGAGTTTTAAGAGAAGTAGTAAAACCGGGAACAGAGTTGGTTAAAGACTCTGCTCTTGTCTGGTCAATATACTCGTGTGTTCCCTTGATAGAGAAGTAAAGGTTTGGATAAAGTCTGTCCTGTAACTTCTCTAAAATGGAAATTCCAAGACTGTTATTTTCAACCACCAAAAGGCAATTGCCAAATTCTCTGCCTGTGCTATCAAGTATAGAAGCAAACTGTTCCAAGTTTGGTTTCCCGCGATATTCACCGACAACCTCCATAGTCTCTACTTTAATTATATGGAAAACAGAAAAATCCGCACCGTCACCTCTTGCAACGTCTGCGACAAGTAAATAAGTTGCTTCTGGGTTGTATTGCTCCCATAGCCACAAGTTTCTGTCAAAGCCAGTTCTATACGTTGGAGGTTTAATGGCGGATACCAAACGCTCTAAGTCTTCTGGGTGTATAACTGTTTCACCAGAAGCGTTGAAAGAACACTCCAACTCTTGTGCGATTTGACGGCGAGACATATTTCTTGTCTCTTTGGCGAACCATTCTTGGTCTCTTTCTGGGTGAACATCCCAAGGCAGGTTTACAGGATAGAAATCATTTTCATCTGTCTCTGCCTCAACATAAGTCTTGTGAAACCAGTTTCCAACACCATTGGGAGTGGATAAAGCAATACACCGACCACCAGTTGATAGGGTAGGGTACAAGCCAGTCCAAAGTTCTTCAAGGCCCTCAACGTGAGCAGCCTCGTCAATAACAAGCAGAGAGAGGGCTTCGGAACGACCGGCATCACCAGAGGTTGAAGCAGCCTTTACTTCTGACCCATTAGTAAGAACAAATGAAGTTCTGTTGTCGATTTTGATGTCAGCGATACGAAGCCAAGGAGGAACATTCTGCATAATGTTCTTTACTTTCTTGACCAAGTTGGCTGCTGTCTGAAACTTTGTAGCAATAACCAAGACATTCTTGTCTCGGTAAAAAAGCATTAGCCAAACAATATAAGCGGCAGTAATGGTAGAAATACCCAACTGCCTTGCTTTAAGGACAATAACGAAACGATGGTCATTAAAGTCGTTTAGAACATCGTCTTGATAAGGATAAGTCTTGAAGGGAATAAGACCCTTCAAGGGGTGTGAGATCTTTGCGTAGTTGTTGATAAAGTAAGATGAGTCTTTGCCACATTTTACAATTTCTGCTATAATCTCTTTTTTAGTTAGAGAAGGCATCAGTCAGTTTTGAGGCCGCCTTGATCTAAGAACTTACGGAAGCTATCCTCAAGCCTGTCTTCTGAGGGGCTGCTAACCTCCTCACTGTCGAGTCCACCGATGTTATACATACAAGAAGCCTGGACCCATGTGCGAATACGAGAGGTGTTCTGAACGATTGCGTCTACTTCACCGTCCTTTGTAAGAGTAAGAGCATTACCGGTAATCTTCTTGTACTCTTTCTTGATAAAGGAAGCGATGTCTTCAATCATTTGCTCTACTTCGCCTTCAAAGTCATTTGCGTAAACGTCTTTGAGCTTGATTTCTGCGTGGTAGTGAATACCAAGTTTTGGACCGTGGAAAGAAACCTTGAAGCCGTCCATAACACGAGAGTCGTGGATAGGGTGTCCTTCTTCGCGCTTTAGACCGATCTTGACAGGCTCGCCCTTGTCGTCTAGAGCACCGTCATAGGTATTTGCCATTACCTGTGAAATACCTCTTACAATTTCCATAGTTGTGGCCATTTAGTTTTTCTCCTTTTCTGGTCTCCAGCCGATGAGCCAACGCTCTTCTCTTCCTTCAACGTATTGAACATAGCAACTAAAACAACAATTGAACTTATTCATAAATACATCATCTCTAATCTTGTAGGAATAGGTTGTGCAAACAGGACAAACTCTTTTTGTTGTCTCCCTAGTAAGTAGTTTTTTGGAGATGAAAAAACCATCTTGTTCTACTTTATCATCTTTTTCCTCGCCTTGCAACTCTTTTTTCGCTAAAATCTTAATTTGTTCTTGATAATTTGCTTCTTTTTCGTCGTTCCAATGCTTACGAGGGTTCTCTACTGCTTCATTGCCATACTTTTTTGCGATGGCTTTTTCAAATCTGGCAATGTCATTGAGGTCTAAATCTTTTTTCATTTTAGTTCAACGCCTTATCAATAGCATAAGCACCGCCGATGCCAAGGGCAATACCAGCAACAACAGAGCCTACAACAACAAGTGGGATATTTACTTTTCTATCTTTCTTTATAATGTTTCTAAGTTCTTCTAACTCTTCGTCTCTCAACCTTATGCCCTCTTCAAGACGAAAGGTTGTCTCTTCTAACTTTACATTTAGAGTATCTATTTTTAGTTGGAACTCACTTCTTTGTAAACCAAGTTCTAACTTTAATCTGCTTTGGAATTCTTTTTCTTGAAATTCTTTCCAAGTCATTAATCTTGCCGTAGCAACATTGTCAAAGCAAGTTGCTTCAAATGGCGATACTCCACCTTTTGGTAAGAAGGTAAAACTTCCTAAGTCTGCTCCGTAAGAAGGAAGGCTGAACAAAAGTAAAGCCAAACTTAACATTCTTGCTTTCTTACTCAACATAACTAAATCCAAATTGTTCTTCTATCTGGCGGGCAAGTTCTTTCGGATTCTCCATCCTTAGTCTTTCTAACTCACCAGTTCTTTTGTCTCTGAGTTTTTCTAACTCTCTTTCGCGGCGGTCAAAGTCTTCTTGAAGGTCGTCTATTATCTTTCGGTATTCTTCAAGAAGTTGTTTCTTTCTTGCTTCTTCGCGTTCGTGAGACTCGTTAATGATGGTCAGTTCTTGCTCGTGCCTTTCTATGGCAGCATCCATTGCTTTGATAAGAGAAGCACGATCAAAATACCAAAATGCGGACATACTTATGAGTATGACCGCAATAAGGATTTCTCTCCAATACTTTTGCAAAATAGTCAGGACGGACATCAAGCCCCCTTGAGTTTTACAATAGCATCAATAACTGACTGACCGCCAAGATATAGGGCTGAAATAGTAACCCAGTCTCCACTTGTTAGGAAACCAGTTGCTGCTAGACCAGTTGCTGTGACCCATACAAGTAGTTTTCTGGAAAGGACTTTTTCTAATCCTTTATCTATAAATGCTTTTGCCATTGTCATGTTACCTCCACAATGTTATAACCATAAATAGTTACTGATTTACAAAAGCGAAGCCTTCTCGTTTAGAAATGTCCAAGGTTGTATCTACAACATCTTTGAGCGAGTCTAGGTGCGAGATAAGAAGAGTTGTCTTGAAATAACTCTTTATCATGTCAAGAAGTTGTGTAAAGGCTTGTAAATGCTCTTCGTCAAGTGCTGTACCCGGTTCGTCCAAGACCATAATGTCACTTGTAGGCAAGTTAGAAACAGCTAAGAAAGCCAAGCGAATAGCCATAGCAGCCATTGTCTTCTCTGCGCCAGAAGCCATAGAAAGAGGACGTGGGTCGTGCTGTGGATGCTTGATTAGAATATCCAACTTATTTCCGTCTTCTTCAAAGAGCACTTCAAAGGTTGTCAAGTTGGCCAAGACCTTGGCAATCTCTTGGTTGATAACTGGAAGCTTCTTCTTAATAACATCGTAAGCAATACCGTTTGGATGCATACAACGCATATAAAGGTCGTAAGCGGCAAACTCTTCTCTTAGTGCTTGGTGCTTATCTCTCTCTTCTTTGAGTGAAACCACCTTTTGTTCTCTTGAGCCAGTTGAACGCTGAATCTTTCCGATACTGTCTTTACAAATGTCTAGGCTTTTTTGAAGAGAGCCAAGTTCTTTTTGCTTTGACTTACGGTCTTGAATAAGGCTTTCAAGGTCTTCAATGGCTTCCTTGTTGGCGATATACTCATCAACCTTTGCTACAAGTTGTTCAATTGTTTGTTCATAACGAATAACATTTGTCTTCTCTCTTTCAGCCTCCAACTCCAAACGCTCTGACTGCTTTTGGGTGTCTTGCTTCTTTTGAAGAATAGTATTGTATTTATGTATCTTATCAGAGACATCAAGGTTAGAAATCTCGTCTCTTCCCTTTTCCAACTCTGCCAAATCTGTCAATAACTTCTTTTCTTCTGTTGAGGAAGAAACTGCGTCCTTAATAAACATACAGGAAGGAAAGCCATCACCGCAAGGAACTTTCGTGAGCAGTTCTTTCTTTTTTCTCACGTCTGTAATACGGTCTTCCATATGACTTATCTGACGAAGAAGAATGGCAAACTGCTTTTCCTTTTGTGTCAGGTCGTCAATATCAAAGTTATCCAAGAAAGCGGACATTTTATGAACCAAAACCTTGTTTTGTGAAATGGTCTGTTCATTTTCTTTGATAGTGTTGCTGGCGTCGTGAGCAAGGATTCTTTGTCTTTTTAGATTTCTTCTAACTTCAACAATATCAATTGGCTCTGATGGAGCAGAATTAATCTTCTCCGTGAGTTTTGAAACCTCTGTTGTTAGTTCTTGAACTTGTGTTGTGAGGTCACGGCATTCTGCTTCTTGAATAATAAGTTGCTTTTCGGCCTCATAAAGTTCACCCTCGGCTTCCTTTATCTCTCCTTCATAGTCTCTCTCGCCAGCCCGTCGAAGAGCACCACTTAGGTCAGCAGCGTCTTCCTTTGCTAATCTAAATTTCTTTTCGAAGATTTCCAAGTCAAGGAACTTGGCAAGAATCTTTTTCCTTTCCGTACTACCTTCCCGAATAAAGGAAAGACTATCCAACTGGCTAGACAAACTAGTGAGAAGAAAGTCTTCGATGGATCCAAAGACTTTTCTGATGTTTCTGTCTGTGTCGTTTCTCGTGAGTCCATTTAAACTTACCTTTTCTCCGTCTTTATCAATCTTATAGAAGTCTAGATCTGTCTTTGCTTCAAGTGTTACTTCACCTTTTAACTTCTTAATATACTTAGTTGAAGTTCTACAAATATAATAGTTTTCATCACCAATAGAAATCATTACTTCACCAGTTCCTTCCTCACGGTTCTGGTTAATAATGTTTACATTTCTTCTCTCGTTCTTTGAAGTGGTGTTGAATATGGTAAAGAGCAGTGAGTCAATAACAGAAGACTTACCAGAATAGTTCTTTCCAAAGATACCAACTGTTCCCGCAATATTATCGAAGTCGATTCTGTTTCCTTCGCCGTAGTTAAATAAGTTACTCCAACGAAGTTCACGAAGGTTCCACTTGATATTTCTGGAAATCTCTTCTGTTTCTTCTGCCTTCTTGATATATTCAGAGTTAAGGTTCAAAACTTTCTTCATAAGGTCTTCTTCAACTTGATAGTCTGAAAGATACTCACGAATAAGTTCTTCTTGAACAACAGGGTCTCGCATATTATCTTGATGAATAGAGTTTGCTAACTCTTCAACATTCCCCCGCTCACCTGCTGCTCTGTTCAAGAAAGAAATAGTATCGGGTTTGAAACGATGTTGAGCGACCTCTTTGGCCTTCCTCATCGCTTCAAGAGACAAATTATTGTTAGACACAAGCCGTAGCCTACAACCAATTGGAATATCCAAGCCTTTGGGCATACGCCCTGTGGGGGTTAGATTAATTGTTATAAAAGGCTTGGGGTTGGGTATAGCAATGTGCTCACAAGTAAAGTCTTCTTTACTCTGGATATTCCATAGTAAAAATCCTTTGTCGTTTGTCTCACCAAAGTTCTGTTGAACAGTGGAACCCGGATACCGAATTCTTCCTTCGTGATCAATGATTTGATTTGTTTTATGAATGTCACCCAAGAAAACAAAGTCAAAAGGTTGGAAGACTTCAATCGGATGGTCACCGTGAGTCATAGTCCAGCCTGTATCGGTCTTTACACCGGAAATGGCTCCGTGATAAAGACCAATATTGATTTTATTTTCATTAGACGGCTCAACCCAGTTCTCTTCGTCAAATACAGAAAGAACATTTAGAACAACGTCTCCTACTTCTACCTCACCTGCCTCCTTTAATAGATGAAGGTTTTGNTGTTGTAGAGCATTGACAATNGGTGTAATGGCATCTTGCCGACGTTCATTCTTGAGGTTTCCATCGTGGTTCCCAAGAATAACATAAGTCGGGGCAATGTCTGCCAAGTTTTGTAGAAAAGAAGCAGCAAGGTCAAAGTATTCTGGTGATAACTGTGTTTTTGTATGAGCCAGATCACCACAATGGACAATGAGGTCTACTTCTTCTTCTTTTAGTCTATCATAAATTTGGTCAAAGATTTGACGATATTCTTTATGATACTTAAAGTTCCGTATATGGGTGTCAGCCAGGTGCGCCAGTCTAATTGCCACAGTTCCTCCATGTTTTATTATTTACTATACTGTTTATTACAGATTGGGATATTCTATATTTTTCTGCTAGTTGGCGTTGTGTCAAACCACCATTGGAATATGTTTTTCTTATTTCTATTACCTTTTCACAAGTCAATTTTGCTTGCCCATTATTCTCCCCACTGTTCGCTTCACTTATCTTCTTCTTTGTTTCTTCGCTTCGTGGACCGGTTGGTGGAAGTTTTTTACCTTTGTTCCAAGGTATTTGTCCTTTATGTGATTCACGTAGATTTTCTATATGTTGTTTTGACAAATTCTTTCCACTATTCCATGCTCTGCGGCCATACATCCCGTTGTTTTGCCCGGTATTTAAAATAGAGATTTTATCTTTTGTTTCTTGGTGGTGTCTTCCTCCTTCTCCGCCTTCTCTCAAGTTATATCCCTTTTCTCTCTCAAGACATCTATATTCTCTAATCAGCGCCTTTTCTCTACTATTAATATAGCAGACGTCATCACTCCTGTCAAGAACAAACCATTCCAGACTGTCCCAACCATATTTTCTTATCGCGTTGTAGAGCCGAGTAGTTGAGTTTTTAGAATGGTGCTTATGTTCTCTTATCCTATCGGCCAACTCACGTTCAGTTTTCCCAATGTATTTTTTGCCATTGGGAAAACAAATCATATAAACTAAAGCCATAGCAAACACTCCTTACTATAGTAAATAGTTTTGTGTCCGCTATGTGCCCTATTATTATCCGCAATGTGCGCGATTTTCAAACTAACCCCTCAGTTTCTTATAATATATCACAACGAGGGGTTGGTGTCAAGGATTATTTTTCTGACCCGACTTCTCTTACAGCACTTTGAACTGCGGACTCAATGTCTTCTTTTTTATCCATTCCGAGCGCCTTTCTAAAAGATAGGGCGGCGATAGCAGGAAGAATCGCTGGAGAGAAATCACCCGCCATCTTTGCCAAGACTTGGCCAATAAGCATTATCTTGTCGGCGTTTGTCATTAGTTCTACATCAATTTCATTAACAGCATCAAGTTCTTCCTTGATAATCTGCTTTAGTTGGGCCTTGGTGATTTTCATTGTAATATTCCTTTATCAAACTTTAATGTGAGCACTGGCAAAATTGTCAATCAAATATGGAAGAAGTAACTCTTCAAGGTCTTCGCCAAAAGTCTCTTCATCAATGTAATTGTTAGGATCTACAATCTCAATGGTTACCGAATACTTCTTATCATCAGTTTTTCCATAATCTGAAATAATTGCCCTTACACCATTGCCTTCATAATCAATACCGGTATCATCTTCCATATCCACTTCCGCAATCTTTCCAAGCTCTTCTTTGATAAGCTGCTTTAGTTGTGATCTTGTGATTTTCATTTTTTTGGTTCCCTTTTGGCTAAATCTGCATAAGCCTCTGCAATAAATAGTTATCTTTCTCGATAATGGTCGCTTCTTTTCTTCTTTTTGTGAAGACTTCCTTTGTCATGTCTCCTACATCTTCGTATCCTTCTGTGTCGATTTTATAAACTGGAATGTTATAAGAGATAAGAAGGTTTGCCAACTTTCTTTCTTTGTCTGCTGCATCTGCGTCAAGAGCCAAGAAGACTTTTTGTTTTGACCTGACAATAGCCTCAAACAACTTACTTGTTGGCCTTAGAGTTGAACCAAGCAGAGGAATACCATTACCTGCTTTAATGGCGTCAAATACGCCCTCAACAATAATAATGTCGTCTTCCCAATCTACATAAAGTTCATTAAAAATAATGTCTCTGCTTGCTGGTGGGTTCTTATACCTCGGCCATTCTTTGCCCCAAGAGCGAGCGACATAATAGTTAGCCCAGCCGTTGGTATTGAATGAAGGCACGATAATCCGGCCTGCCCATTCACCTTCCTTACAGAAGCCTATCTTCCACTTCAAGATATCTTCTTTATCGACGCCTCTTTTGAAAAGGTATTCTAATGCCTCTGACGAGCCCTCTGGGGGCTCGCGGGTCGCAAGGCTATGGAACCCTTCGGGAAGACTCACGCGCTGCTCTG